AACGTTATTACAGGAAGCCAATACCGTTCAGGCCGTGAGCGCGCTGATGGTCTCTCAGTTTTTGCAGGTTAAACCCGACGATGAGCGTGCAGAAGTGGCCGCCCTGCTGAGCCATGCCGGTGTTGACATGGTACCGGTGGTCACCCACGGGAAACTGGTGGGTTGTCTCACCGAGCGTGAAATTGCGCATTTGCTGGAAGATGACGTGACGGAAGATGCGCAGCGTCAGGGGGCAACGCTGCCGCTGGAGCGGCCTTACCTCGAAACCAGCGCCGTGCAGCTTTGGAAAAAACGTGCCGTCTGGCTGTTACTGCTGTTCGTCGCAGAGGCCTACACCAGCACTGTGCTTCAGCATTTTGAAGATGCTCTCGAATCCGCGATCGCCCTGGCGTTCTTTATTCCGTTGCTCATTGGCACCGGCGGCAATAGCGGCACGCAGATTACCTCCACGCTGGTCCGTGCGATGGCGCTGGGTGAGGTTGGGCTGAAAGACCTGGGACGCGTGCTGCGTAAAGAGATGACCACCTCGGTGATGATTGCCGTTACGCTCGGGCTGGCAGGCTGTGTGCGCGCCTGGATGATGGGCATTGGAATGGACATTACGCTTATCGTCAGCCTGACGCTGGTGTGCATCACCCTCTGGAGCGCCATTGTCTCGTCAGTGATCCCGATGGTGCTAAAACGCTGCGGCATCGACCCTGCCGTGGTATCCGCGCCGTTTATCGCCACCTTTATCGACGGAACAGGCCTGATTATCTATTTCAAAATTGCACAGTACACGCTGGGTCTGGAGTGACAGGCGCCTAGTCTAAACAAAAGCCTCGTGAGAGCCGGGAATGCGCCCCCGGCTCTCGCAACATCTTCGACGTGTAGTGATCCACATTCCCATCATTCAACCACATCGGTAGCGTCCCGCCCTTCATCGGGCTAAAACTCTCCTTTCCGTGCGCTGCTGGCAATGCCTGTACAGGCTTTGGATTGAGCCAAAGAAGATTCTGATGAAAAGAGAGCAAAAAAAAGGGGTTACCTTTCGGTAACCCCTTTTTTCGTATTTGGCGGAAGCGTAGAGATTCGAACTCTAGAACCCTTTCGGGTCGCCGGTTTTCAAGACCGATCCAATCTGACAATGTATCAATGACTTACATGATATTAATGGTATATAGGGTGCTGTTTATATACTTAAAAATCAATGTATTAGCGACTTTCAAATAGTTTATATACCAACACTTTTATCAAAATCGCCATCGATCCGTTTCTAAGACTTAACCAGTGCGCGCGACTTTTTCTCCCTGCCCTATACTTTCAATCATGACTTTTACTGGAGGTTTCTATGTGTGGACGTTTTGCACAAGCCCAAACACGCGAAGAATATCTGGCATATTTAGCAGACGAAGCCGATCGCAACATTGCGTACGACCCGGAACCGATTGGTCGGTACAACGTGGCGCCAGGCACAAAAGTTTTGCTGCTGAGTGAACGTGACGAGCAGCTGCATCTCGATCCAGTGTTCTGGGGTTATGCGCCGGGATGGTGGGATAAACCGCCACTGATTAACGCGCGCGTAGAGACTGCAGCCAGCAGCAGGATGTTCAAACCTCTATGGCAACATGGCCGGGCAATTTGTTTCGCTGACGGTTGGTTTGAGTGGAAGAAGGAAGGCGACAAGAAACAGCCCTATTTCATCCACCGTGTTGACGACCAGCCGATTTTCATGGCGGCAATCGGTAGCACACCATTCGAACGCGGGGATGGCGCAGAAGGTTTTCTGATTGTGACGTCGGCAGCAGATAAGGGGTTGGTCGATATCCACGACCGGCGGCCACTGGTGCTGTCACCAGAAGCGGCTCGTGAGTGGATGCGGCAGGATAATGGCGGGAAAGAAGCTGAAGAGATAGCTTCAGATGGCGCAGTGCCGGCCGACAAGTTTATCTGGCACGCTGTGACGCGTGCCGTTGGGAACGTGAAGAATCAAGGGAAGGAATTGATAGTTCCTCTTTAAATCTTACTCTTTATTATTCAAGATGAAATGATTCATATTCTGAATCTATTTCACTGACCGAATAAATATTTGGCATACTCTCAAAGTAATCATCTGGATTGATTAATTTTCTTTTCAAATCGAAACCATCCCCTTCGTTAGCCATTTTCCAAAACTTCATCTTCCTCTTATCTGACATCATGGCTTTCATTACTGCATAAATAGTTACGTCGGGGCATTTAAATCCAAATATTATTGACTTGATAGGTGGTAATGAGTTTCCCAACCCTACCGGGCCGAAAATCCTCCATTCCGATTCATATCTCCACTCCCCAGATTTAGTTAAGAGACATACATTTTTTATCCGGCTTTCATTCTCAGTATTATCAAGCCATTCTTTTATTTCGCTTGTAAGTATCTTTCTTGATTCACCATAAATAACTTCATGAACTAACTCGTCTTTCACAGTACGCATATCATATTCAATACAAATCCCTTTGTGTTGGTTAGCGTAATGAGACCACATCAATGGGCTATTAAATTTCCGACTAAGACACAACACCCCTTTTTTGAATGTGTTAACTATTTCCTCTTGAATTACTCTTGTATAACTATTAGTCAAATAACTATCTTGCATATCTTGTTCAAATTCTGTAGAAAAGTATTCAAAGTTTGATATGGCTCGCTCCACCTCGCTATTAGCAAGAAGATATGCCCTTTGCGCGGTTTTTTCTTTTGGGAATTTTAATTTTTTCAAGCTTGCAGAAAATTGTTTTTCCATTTTCTTTAGTAACACTCTTGAGAAAACATCTCTTAATTGTGATAATTCCAAATCATTTGCAACAATAGGTTGACAATCCAATGGGTCATTGAATTGCGATGGGTCTGAATAGTAGGCTTGCTGCATGCATAAAAGAGTAAGTGTGTTTTCACTAAATGCTAAATATTTATAGAGATGCTCAGGTTTATTAGCCATCAAAGCTATTCCAAAGTAAAAAACAAAATGTAATATTTACTTTACAACAAGCAAATCGCTAAATCGAGTTGTATACCGCGGCGAGAGCATCTCACGCTTCATCTGCCATTGCTGCTGTATGCCCTGCCCAGCAAAGTAAAGAGTGCCTTTCCCGCCTTTGGCGTTCAGCTGATCCAATATGTTCATCAGTTGCTCGCTATCCTTACGTGGCGCATTTTCATCGAAAAGGTTGGTTTGGGAGATACAGTTACACCCAACTTCGGCAGCCTTGAAATCGGAGCCAAAAAACCCTCTTCAGCGAGCTTCGTTGACTTCCATTTTCTTGGCTCGAATGACTATGACGCGCGCATCCTTTGCGGTGGCAATTCCAATGGAGCTAATGGCAAAGGGGACTTTACATTTTATGCAGGAAAATTCGTGTTTATCGGAGACAGTTTCGAGTTCCGTAATCCAATTAACTGCCAAAACAGCATCAGCGCCGATGGCACACTAAGAGCAACCACGTCGTCAAACATATGGGCTTCCAGCGATACGCAGAATGCGCACCTGTGGTTTTACGGGGTCGGTGGGAATGCATCGCGCGGGGTAATCTATGCACCTAAGGACGGTACGATCCGACTCAGACCTGACAGCAACGATAACGGTGGAGCGAATGGTTATAGTTTTTCGTTTGAATCATCTGGCCGATTCACCTGTATTTCTGTAAAGCAGAACTCTGACGAACGAGTTAAGTTTGACAAAGAACCTGTCAGCAAGGCCCTGGAGAGGATTTGCTCACTTACTGGTTATACGTTTGGCATTCAACTCACCGAATCAGCGACGGTACGAAGCGCAGGCATTATCGCTCAGGAACTGGAGCAGGTTCTGCCGGTGGCTGTGAGTTCTGGCGGCACCGGCACAACACCTGCTGGAGAAGAAATTAATGATCTCAAAACTGTGGACTACAGCGCAATGAGCGCCCTGTATGTGGAGGCAATAAAGGAGCTTGCCGAGCGTGTCAGAAGCTTAGAAAGAGAACTGCGTGAACTTTGCAGCCCATCGGCTACCTAATCCTCCACCGGTTTCTCTAGTCCCTTCACACGGATTGTCAGCGCTTTGATTGCCGCCAGCGCATCGAGCACAAGAGGATTGAGGTCGAGCGTCATTTTCCCCGATTCTTCAGCTGAGTGAACGTACTGCGGATCTATCTTCTCAATCTCCTGTGCAATGATGCCGCGACGAATCGTTTTATCCTCATCAGCCAGGTAATAGAAAGTTTTAAAATCCATTGCCTCTATGTTCGAAAGCGACTCGTTTAAATCAAGATCACCCGTTACTTTTTTGAAGTTAATGTCTGACGTTCCAGATGCCTGGTAAAGTGTCCACGGTACATCGGTTTTTGGCGTTTGAGGGTTTGTGTTTGTCAAAAATCGGCTGTACCCCGCACCGTTAGATGTTACCCACATTTGCGCAATTCGCTGCGTATTGTAAGAACTTTGATAACCACAACCATTGGCTGGAGCCCACAGAGTTAAACCATCAGCGTCACTGATAAAAGATGCATTAGCATCGTTTGGCTTATTCTGCTGAGGTGAACCTAGCCCAAAAGCCCCCACCTGCATGACGTTCCCAGCTGCGGTTCCGACATCCTTCGTGGCACTACTTCCCAAACCAAGGTTTGCGCGAGCATCCTCTTTGGTCGTTGCGCCGGTACCGCCGTCAGCAATCCCCAGCGCACCATTGCTTCCTTTAATAACCAATTTTCCGATACCGGGTATGGTAACGGGTGAGCCATTGATGGTTACGGTGATGTTCTGATTTGCAGAAGTAGTGGCGAACGTCTCCCACGCGCCAATATTCTCGTCGTACTCTTTGATGAGCTGCGACATGGCCTGTGCCAGGCCGTCGACTGAGATAATGTCCGATACAAGAATTCCATACTTCTGGCCGCTCAGCGCCGGGGAAGCAGCAGGCGTAACCGTCATTGACGTGGCGCTGTTCACTGATGAAATCTGGAACAGCTGCACCGGGTTAGACATCACGATAATCGTCTGGCCAGCGCGAACCTGGTTGGCGGGTGCCGTCCAGTTTGTGCCGGTGCCGGTTGCGGTATTTCCGTTAATTGCGATAGTGCCGGTGTTATAAAGCATGAACTACCTCACGATAATAACGATCGTTAAAAGCGATCAATCATGTAAAATTGATCGCTCATATCAATCTGACTATTTTTTAAACTCAAATAAAATGGAAATTCCCGCATAAACAGGAATGTTGAAATGAAACTTTTATTTGCAGCAGCGCTTTTGCTGTTGGCAGGATGTACGAACAAACATACAGATAACGCATTCCAGATGGATTACCCGGTTGATGCCGCTCGTTTATCACTGGGTGGTGATATTCACGTAAATATCGACTGTACCACCAGAGATGTGAAAGTTATTTCAGACAGTAGCAACGGAATATTCAGCCGCCATATTAATAAACGCTTGAGTAATATTTGCTATAAAAAAACTGACAAGCTGGATGTTGTTTATCGCTTTAATTCATCAAAGGGTGTGAAACAAGATATGATCGCGACTCATTACCCGCGCGTTCCTCCCGTGTCAAATTCCAACAAACTGAGCGATGGGGATTCTTAGGCCCCGCCCCTGAAACGTCTGGCTCCAGTTGCGCTGATTATTTGAAATATATCTGCCCTGCAGCTGTGAGCCAGTCCATTTGAGCACCACACCTGAATACCCGACGACCGTACCATCATCGCTGAGGTTTCCCGGGCAGTTGTTTACCAGAATCCAGGGGTTGAAGTTTAAACTGACTGAAAATGTATTGTTCTGCAGGTCATAGTTCGCTGGTACATCAAAGAACCCAACTACTCTAGGCATCTTTGAGGCTGATGCTGCGCTCCAGATAAGGCTGCCGGCACTATCAAACACATCGAGATAACCACTCTGCAAGCCAATATTTCGCGCAGTTCGGATCATACTACCAGCATTATCTTCAAGCATATCAGCACCAGGAAAACCGTATTTGTTCGTGCCCAGCTGCAGCCAACTTAAACGGCCGTCATTCCAGAATGACTGCTGAGTAAAGCCGAGCGTACTGCCATCACCAAACGGGCTGTTAACGCGGTAGGCGCCTTTATCGGTGACGGCACCCAACGCGCGCTGATCATAAAACAGGGTTGATCTGTTTTGTGAATCCACCAGCAGTTTTCCGTCGCTGTTGTAAACTTCGAATCCGCTCATTGAAAGTTGTAAACCTCAACATTGAGGGTAATTGCGGCACTTCCCCCCGTGGGGAGATAGTAGAGGGTAAAGCCGCCGTTATAAGCGCGGCAAAAATACTCGTTTACAGTCACGCCAGGTGAAACGATTGTGACAAACGTCCCGTCCTGCGTTGCGCCAGAAAAAGCGACATTTTTTGATGTCTCTCCTGAAGCAAGCGAAACAGTTGCGCTGCCCATGTAACGGATCGCGTAATCGCTTAAATCCACTGCAACCCGACCTGCACTGTCCCAGCATTGCAAACCCTGTGGCATTACCATAACCCCATTCTGACGCGTAGCACGTTGTTGCTGTCATAGATACGAATGAGAGTGCTCGATATCAGCATCCTCCCGCCCCCGGCCACACCGTTGATTTCGAACGTTCCCCCTTTATCAAGCTTCCAGCCAGCCGATCCAGCCACATAGTTATTCGACTGGATATAGTTGCCGATTTTGGCGTTAGATATTGTCCCGTCCTGGATGAATGTATCTCGGATAAAAGTCTGGCCGTTCTGGATCACAAAGGGCAATGCTACAGTGCTGCCAGCCTGGGTGGTTACGGCGAAACGATCTGCCAGGAAGATAACCTGCGACTGCATACCAGAAGGAGTGTTCTCTACGCCGATCCCCATCCCTGCAGCGTAATACTGCCCGTTAGCGGCCACGCCAACTTTGATGTTATACATCGCGCTGATGTTGCCGTTAATGTCAGCCACCGCATTAGCGGTTTGCGTGATAGCAGCAGTCTGTCCATTCACCGTTACGGTCAGAGAATTGATTTTTGTTGCAGATGCCTGAGTGAAGTCAGCCAGGGTTTCGGTGAGGTCAGTTGCGTTGGAAATATTGCCACCGGCAGATGCATCGAGCGTAACAAGAGCACGGGCAACAGCCGAACTGGTATCCGCAATCGTTGTGTCAATGCGGTCGATGCTGGCGCTGTTTCCGGCATTCGTCACGGTTTGAGATCGACGGGAAGTAACCTGAGCAAGCCCGTTCTGGATAATGGCGATAGCGGAGTTCTTTACCCCTCCCGTCATTCCATCCATCGATACGGATATCTCGTCGATTTTCACCTCGGCCTGCGCAAGACTATCAGTGTTTTCCTGAATGGCCAGCGCCTGCTGCTCAAGGTCGTCGGCATTCTGTTTAATGTCGTCAGCCATGCCAGCAATTTTTTCATTGCTGTTCACCGCGTTCTCGATTAGGTCCTTGAACGTTTCCGACTCTTTCATATCCTCCAGAATGTCATTGGTTATTTCGCTGACATCTATCGAGGACGTGCCCATGATCCAGTCGGTCCAGTCTCCGGCGTTACCAATACGGTCAATCAGGCGCGCGCGGTACCACTGGCGAACGCCAGCCGGCATGGGTCCATGCTGATAATCTGCAGCCGGGTACGGCACCAGGACCAGCAGTTCAGGATTGGCGTAGTCGGCAGTTGTGGCGCGCTGAATCTCTGTATAGGCCGTGTCGCCAGAGCCATCCGGAAATTTCCAGGTCAAGTCGATATGCCAGACCACATCTTCGGTCGCCAGGAAGTTGAGCGGAGTACCCGGTTGTCCCGTTTTACCGGAGAGATAAGTTGTTTCACCGTATCCCCATGGTGACGACGTATCCTGCGCATTCAGCGCCCGGACACGCACATCATAGCTGCCCGAATAAATGCCCTGAACCGAGAAACCCTGCGCGCTGGTAACCAGAACGTTTATCCAGTCCCCGTTGTCCTTACGCCACTGGGCAACGTACCGGATTGCGCCCTCTACCTTATCCCATGACACCTCCAGGCTTGCTACAGTCAGCCCCTGAGACACATGATCGCTCTCAGTCACCACGATATTCTTCGGAGCAGACAGGACGCTTATCGGCGTGACGGTGATCGGGGGCGACTCGACCCGAACGCCGTCATCGATGTAACGGTATTTGTTTGGATCGTGCTGAACGGCCGTAATAGTGAAACCGCCTGTGCTGTCGTCGTTAGCCGCGATTGAAGTGACCCTGAAGTACTGTATTGCGAGGTTATCACTGTCTATCGCCCAGACAGCGCCCGCCACAGGAACCTGACTGAATGCCGTAGCCACCGTCACCGTTTTTTTATCGGCGCTCACCGCGCTGATTGTCCGCGTCTGGGCTTTTCCGTCGGGAAGGTTAACCACCAGCCGGTCTTTCGCCGCGTAGTCTATTTCTCGATCCAGGGTAATCTGGCGGCCGTTGACCGCCCTTATGCGGCCCCCATTCTCCTTACCAGAACGGAAAGGATCGGCGACACCGATAATTTCAGCGGGCAGAGGGATATAACCGTCCAGCCCCACGCCAAACGATACGGTCCCGTCTTTGGCATTGGAGAGCAATACCCAGCGACCGCGTCGGTGCGCTTCACTTTGCGAGGTGCAGCCGATTGCGGTCAGGGACGTCTGCCGGACGTCGTAACGCTCTACAAGCGCCGAATCGTAGACCCCCTCAACGGTATCGCTGTAATGGTTCTGCGGATCGGACCAGGACACCAGGCAGGAGCTGTAGCGATTCTTGTATGAGCCGCCCGCATAAGTAAACAGCCCATCGATAACGTTTGAGACGTTATAAACCCAGTCAACATCGTCCTGCGGGACGTCTGCCTGGACATAAATCTGATCGTTGCCCCAGAACGTTATTCCACGAAATACCGCGGCGAGATCGTTAAGTACCTGCCAGGCGTCCTCCTGGCTCTGAATGAAAATGTTGCAGGTGAAACGCGGTTCGGTGCTACCAGCCCCGTCGGAAACCAGCTCGTCGCAATACTGGGCGATTGAATACAGCGCCCACTTATCCACCATGGACGCATCCACGCGCGTGCCCATGCCGTAAATTTCATCCAGAATCAGATCGTAAAATATCCAGGCGGGGTTATTGGACCAGGCCATTTTGAACCCGCCGGACCATGAGCCAGAATAGGTTCGGGTTGTAGGATCGTAATTATCCGGAACCTTAATCAACTTGCCTTTTATCTTACAGGTCACTTTCGGCGCGCTGCCGTTGAACTGGCTGCTGTCCACTTCGACATACAGTAGCGCGGTTAAAGGATAACGAAGCTTGCTGTCGATGACTTCCGCATACGAAAACACCTTGAAGGCGTTAACCAGTTTCGAATTTGATCCACTGGCATCAGCCGTAATACGTCTGACTCTGACAGACCAGCCGGACGTGGATTTTGGCAGATCGATACGGTGATCTCGCTGATATTCCGTCGTGGTCTTTCCGTCAAACTTGCCGTTTACAACCGTTTTCCACGCGCCGCCGTCCGTTGATAAATCGATCGCATACTCGGTGACCGTGCCCACCATATCGCCGTTATCTTTATAGAGATACTGGACCGGAAGGCTGAGCTTGATGCGGATGGCATCCAGGGAAAGATTGCTAAACTGGCGTGTCCAGGGCGACGTGGTGGTGACCGTGGTGCCCACCGCCAGCTCGTTATCGACCTGGGGCATCCCGGCGATGTAAGTCTGGTCCTGTGTGCCCTTGCGGAACTCCCATTTCACGCCGCTGAAGTTGTACTCCCCGCTGTCGTTTGCCAGCGGCGTATCGTTGAGAAAAATGTTCTGTGCGGTCAGGTCGCCCTGTATTTCCCCCTCAGAAACGGCAATGAGCATTTTTAATTTTGCGACCGACAGCAGATCGTCAGGCTGCTCAACCGGAGTGTGCGCGCTACCCCCGCCCCCTTTGGCACCCTGCAGGATGGTTTCTTGTTCAAGAAGCTGCATTTTTTCACCCATAAAAAAAGGTGCCGAAGCACCTTTAAGTTAATGGCCGCTGGCCTACTGCTGATCGCTCGAGTACATACCGGCGCTGACTATCGCTCCCCCTGCCTCGATCAGACCGTAGGCCAGGGGGACAGGATGCCCCATAGCGACGGTATTGACCGGCGCCCCGAAGGCATAGTTAGGCGTGTTATCCGTGCTTGAGGATTTACCTGCGCCGAAGGATGGCTGGGGCGTGAGCATCTGGACAACGCCGCCCAGCATCATTGACACCCCGACCCCGGTCAAAATTGACGTGGCACTGATGGCTGTTGCACTCATGGCTGCCCCCCACGCGGCCATGCTCGCACCAGCAGTAAAGAATGCGGCGACCAGCGCAACGGCACCAACAACTATCTGAAGGACGCCAGAGTTTTTGGCCCCCTCATAAACGGGCACGACCCGGTATACGCTTCCCCCGCGGGTCATATCAAACTCTTCCAGCCCGATATTGTTATCCCCGTTGAAAAAGGCGAAACGGATCCCCTTCATATGGGCTTCCGACATGTATTTTTTGAAGCCGGGAACCTGCGAACATACTGCCCTGAGCATTTCGCGCAGATCGGCAACATCAAACTGAACGCGTTTACCGAATTTTTTAGCCATTTTCCCTTCGAGAATTAGCGTCTTAACCATGCATTCTCTCCTTATGCCTGACCACCCGGACCGTTCTGTCACGATAATATTTTCCATAAGGCGTTCGCGAAGAAAGATGCCCGAACAGATGATGGAGAATGATGTTGTCACCCACATATACCGCGGCGTGATTAGTCACTGATGCCTGCACACTCATCATGATGATGTCCCCTGGCTGCATTGCACCGGCGGCAATCTCAACAAATCCCTCACTCTCCCAGTTGTCGTCGTAGAGCCGCTCCTTGCCGCTCTCCCACCATTCGTAAGGTACCGAATAGTTCCCGAGAACAATGCCGTATTCGCGCAGATAAAATTCACGGATAAGCGACCAGCAGTCGGCGTAACCCAGTACCCACTGCCGCCCGGCATAATCCCGGTCTTCACGCGGGGAAATCGTACAAAAATCCCCGTCCGGCCAGGACATGATCCCCCACTCAATACCCGACCAGTCGCACTGGATCCGGTCCAGCTCCGAGGGCACCAGCCGAACCACATCCGGATGGGAATGAATGAGCATGATGATCTAACCGCGCGCGCGGGCAGCGAGCTGGTCTTCCGGGGAGAGCGTGAATGTATCCTCGGGTTTATCGGCAATGTTGCGGCAGGGAATAAAGATTTGCTGCTGGCCTGACTGAACAATCAGACCGCAGGCTTCTTTGGGGTATTCAGCAGCGACGTGCTGACGGATAGCATCCAGCAATTTTTCACGCATCTTTATTTCCCCTGCAGGTTGGCGGCCGGAAAACCACCGAACGGCAGCGGCGCGTCCGGGCCGTGACGATCCTGACAATCCTGCCGGCGGCCGCCACAAACGTCTTTCGACGGGTCATCGGTCGGCGTACCGTCTTTGGTAAAGTATTTCGTGCCGTTGTAATCGCATCCGGTCCCGCTTCGGTACCAGCCCCGCATACACCAGGTGCAGACGGGAATAATCTGCCGTGTTGGCAGCTGCAGGCTCTGAATATCGAAAGGCGAACACAGCTCGAAATCAACCTGTACCCGCGTCTCTGCGGTTTTAGCATTGACGTAAAAGAGCTGTACGCGCTCATCGGCCGGGCTGGCACCTGGATTACCGTTTTTCCAGTTGGCGGCATCGAGATACTTCGAAAGCGTGGTATGGATTTTGACCCTCGCCCTGACCATATCGTCATATTCAAGACACAGTGCCGTGACATAGTTTTCGACGTTCCCGACGGACAGCGTGGGCGTTGGCTGGGACCCTGTACTCGATAACTCCATCCCCTTCAGTTCGTAGGGATGGGGATCGTACTGGTTTCCCTGCCAGATAATTGCGGGCAGATTTTCTGCGGCGAAGGCTGTCCACCCCTCTTCCTGAATATTGTGCGCATGAAAACGCAGCACCTGATCCATACCGAATTCAGTGCCGTCGATCTCAATCAGCTGAATAACGCTGCCGGGCTCAAGCTGTTGTATATCTGCCGTAAAACTCATACTCCCCCCATAAAAAAAGCCGCCCGGAGGCAGCTTTCAGTGTTTGTCGAAAAATCAGGGCGCGAACGCCTGTTCAAAAGTAAAGGCCACCGTGGCTTTTTTCCCGGTAGGGAATGAAACGCTGAACGAATCGGCCTTCATTCTGAACAGTTTTTTTTCCCCCCATGGCGTTGTCCACCAGAACGATTTAGTGACGTGAGACATCAGAAAAGCGCGCAGCTCAGCGGCTTCCTGTCTGGTTCCCGTCCAGTCCAGGTTCCACGTTTCCTGTTTGTCATTGATACCCATCCCCGCGATCTGTTTGTAGCCATCGCCAAACTGCGCCTGCAGCGTTCGGGCTGTTTCAGTGCCCTGCGCGGTTTTTCGCGTGCGCCAGGTAAACGTGTCCGTCACTGTTTCCTCCTCGAATAAAGCACGCCGCCTGCGGACATTTCTTTTTTCAGTCGCTCGGTGATTGTCTGCTGAACAATCGCCTGCAGCTGTTTCGCCGTCCCCGTGGCGTTCGCCTGATTTATGCTCCCGTCACTCCCCTGCTGGTTGATGCTGACTGGGGCATAAACACTGATCCCGCCCATACCAGCCCCGGCTGCGCTCCAGCCGCCGACCAGACCACCCGAGGCATACCCGCGCATAAGCCGATAAAGATTGGCCACGCCGATACGACTGGTTGACTCTTTGGTGAAGACAAACTCCCCGCGATGTACCACTCCTGCAGGCTCATATTTTCCGCCGTGCCCGGTATAGCCACCTACGTCAAAACCTTGTGGCCGGTATGACGGGACCGCGAATGACTGACCTGCAGAGGAGGTTTTCGCCCCGCCGCTCACCCAGCCCATTGCGCTCTGGATGGCGTAAGCCACCAGCAGCTGGTTGATAACGGACACAATCATTTTAAGGATCGAGCTGGTGAAGTCCCGAAAGCTCGCCTTCCCGGTTGTAGTCAGGCTGGTAAGCTGGCCCGCCAGCCCGCTGAACGTTGCCTGTGAAATCTGCTGTACCGAGCTGAAGACGTTTGTTGCTGAATCCTGATATTCGGCCCAGCCCTGTTTCGCACCGGCCAGCCAGTTTGCGCGCAGTGCATCTTCAGCCTCGAACGTCGCCCTTTGCTCTTCGAGAACCTTTTGCTGCGCCTGAGGATTGTACGAATAGCTTTCGCTGAGACGCTGCAGCGTAGTTTGTCGCCCGGCTTCCCGGGTGGATACCCCCTCAGACTGAGCCTGCAGGCCCGCCCTGGCGGCTTTTTGCTGCTGCTCAAACTTCAGTGCCTGATCGGCCAGCTGGTTGAGCTTTTGCTGGCTGGCGACCTTATCGCCCAGGTCGGCCAGCTGCCGCATGTATTCGAGCGTTTCTTCCTTGTGCGCCAGCAGTGATTTTTCCTGCGCCGTAAGCTGACGACGCCCCGCGGCCTCCTGCAGAACGGTGAACTGATTTTCAGTCTGCCAGAGATCCTGACGCTGTTTGCTTATGACGTCGTTAACGCTGGTATGCTGCTCAAGCGTTTTAAGCTGGGCCTGAAGGGTGAGAAGTTCGGCCTGCGCCTTTTCCTCGGCTTTGTCCCCGGCGGGCGTTGAGTAGCTTTTGCCTTTCGGCGTTTTTGGATCCTTCCACTGCTTTTCAATCCCGGCGCGGGCCGCGGCAATATCCTTTTCAGTCCACAGCGTGGCGACACCGTCTTTCGCATCCTGGCGGTTTTTCTCAATAAGCTGACTGAGCTTTTTCTCTGCTGAAGCCCGCTTTTCTGCCGCCGTCGCGCCGGACTCCACCAATTGGTTAAACTGCTGCTGGCTGCGGATTGCCTGAGCCTGCTGGTCCGTTCGCATTTTTTCACGCGCGGCTGCCAGCCCTTCCTTGGCGTATTGCTGATCGGCAAGTTCGTAAGCCTGCTTTTTCAGTTCCACCTGCTGGCGCGCGTTTCTCAGCCTTTCCGCATCCGCTTTCTGCAGAACGTTGTTACCAGCATAATCAGGGTCGACCTTAAGATTGCTGGACAGCGCTCGGTACTCTTTCTCTGCTGCCTGCCATTCAGCAAAAGAGTCCTGGCGCTTCATCGCGGTGTCAGGATTACGCCCTATGCCAAGCATCGCATCCCATGCACCGGAGGCGGCATTCTTCACCCAGTTCCAGGCTTTTTCGAGGGAGCCAAGATTATCCTCGACCGCCCCGGCGCGCTGAATGACCGCATCAGAATATGCCCGCATGGCCAGCTCGGCAGCTTTCTGCGAATCCCCCAGCGCCTGAGCAGAAGCTATCTGTTCATACTGGGTGGCGGTCAGAAAATGAAGGGAATCGTTGAGCGTCGTGACCGCGTTAACCGGATCATCCTTCAGGCGTTTAAATTGATTTATGGTTTCGTCAACGGCCTGCCCGGTAGCCTGCTGCAGCCTGGCGGCAACATTGCTGACCATGCTGACGTCATTACCGCTGAACGCGCCGCTTCCTACGACCTGCGCCAGCACACCTGCAGCAGCATGCTGTGTGATGCCATTACCCGCCAGTGAGCGTGCAAGCGCCTGCAGTTGACCTGACGTTTTCCCGGCATAGTTCCCGGTAAGGATCAGCTGTTTGTTGAATTCCTCTGACTCTTTACTGCCGTCATACCAGGCCTTACCCAGACCGATGACTGCTGCGCCAATGCCTCCGACTACACCAGCGATGCCAAGCCCCCTCAGCGTCATAAGCTGGTCTATCCAACCGGCGCGGTTGGCCAGCGTGATACTGGAGCCGCGCAGGGCACCAAAGTTCCCTCTGGCGACCTCACCAACCAGGATGCCGATTTCACGGCGTGCCGCAGAGCTTTGTAGGCCCAGCCCATGCGTAGCGACTTTTGCGGCCTCAAGCTTGCGGATGTAGACCTCCGCCGCATCACTGGCTCCGACCTGCGCCGCTTTCATGCGCAGCAGCTCGGTACCGGATAGTTTTTGCTCCGCGACCTGTTGCTTCAGTTGGGTAAGAAATCGTGTACGCGCTGCCGCAGATTTTTCCTCCACTACCTGCAGTTCTTTTTGCCTGGCCGTTGTTCGGGAAATAAGAGCGAGGTAATCCTGTTGAGTGATGTTTCCCTGTGCCCTTGCCGCTCTAAAGCGCGCCTGCACGTTAGCCAGAGACTGCGTTTCACCATTGAGCTGGCGAACGCCGTCAATCTGGCGGAAAAATGATGCCGCCAGTTCATCCTGTCGACGGGCAAGTGCTGCGGCCTGCCCGTCATTCTCACGCATGCGTTGATTAAGCTCGGTCACGCGGCGGTGAGTTTCATCAACGGATTTCGAGACGTTCTGCCAGTCTTTGGCAAGCCCTTCTGTTGCAGCAGACTGACGGGCTTTCATCTCAGAAGCTGCAGCTGCACCAGCGTCGCCCACGCTCTTTAGTGCTGCGCTCTGACGATCCGCAGCACGCTGCATTCGCGCCTGAACTTTATCAGACTCATCCGCCATTCCTGTCAGTTGCCCTTTGATTCGGGCGACCTGCTCGCTGAAAGTGGCGCGGTCAACATCCAGCTTAATAACCAGATCGCTAATCTGCTGGGCCATATCGGATACCTCCTGTGATCCCCTCAGCGGCGGTCATCAGCGTGTCATCATCCGGTTCATCATCACTGATGACGCTACTTGAAGGAGAAAGCAGACTGAAATGTGCGGGGGTAAGTTCCGAGTCACGGAAGAAAAGAGTGGAGATGGAGTAAAGCAATCCGGAAAAATGCGCATCGAGCTGCGCGTCCTGAAAATAATGCTCCCGGTAGAACTGGTGCCAGTCGCCCAGTTCACTGGAAGTCATTCCAGCCAGCATGGCGCGCCAGTCGGGTCGCCCGAACTCGCGCGCCAGATTCAGGACAAACTTCAGCTCGCTGGCAAGGGCTTTTCCGCCGTAACGGGTTCTGAGCTTTCGGCCTCAGCAGAGGCATCTGGATTGGCGGCATTGTCATCCTCAACCGGAACGAGCATGCCGGAAAGCAGCTTTATTTCCATTTCGGCTTTACCGATCGCCTCCAGCGGCCAGCCGTTCAGGACCTGCTGATACAACGTTTCCACATCCGTGCCAGCCGGATCGTTGTGCCACAAAGACATCGCGATCAAACGCGCACCGCAGCGAATATTTGAGCCAATCAGCCTGGCCGTCATTTCCTGATCGCTGATGCCGTCGCTGTCAGCGCTGACGGCCTTTTCCTCTGCGGCCATAAACTTGATGTACTCAATACGCTGAAGCGCCGACAGCTCGAAGATTGTCAGGGATTCTGTTTGCCAGGTGAACTTCTCTTTTTTCAGAAACATGCATCCTTCCTTACGCTGCAGTAACGGTGATTTTGCAGACCGCAACGAAATTACCGTCGCTGGTCATAACAATAATGTCAGCGGTGCCTGCCGCCACGCCGGTGACGGTGATCGCGTTGCCGCTAACGGTGACCGTTGCTTTTGCCCCGTCGGAGGTTGCCACGCGGAACGAGGTATCTGAGGCGCTGGCAGGGTTAACCGTCACATTGAGCGTTGTGGTTGCGCCGACGGCCACGCTTGCAGTGGCTTTATCGAGCGTGACGCCGGTGACGGGAATATTCGGGCTCCCGCTTTCTTCAGCCAGCTCCGGCTTGCCGGTATTGGTGATTTTCGCTGTACGAGTAATGACTTCTTTTGCCGGGATGGCTTTACCCAGGCTACTGCACCAGCCGCGGAAAACGTCGACGGTACCGTTCGGGTATTTGATTTTGTAATAGCGTACTGAGCCATCAATAAACCATGCTACCAGGTCTTTTTGCCCTTCTTCGCCCGGCTTCCACGCGAGTGTGAACGAGGTATCGCCAGCAGATTTTGCCCCCTGGGCAGTGGCGTTCCAGTCGGCATCCTCGTCGTCGAGGTAAGTATCGTCATACGATTCGGCGGTCATTTCGCCCGGCGTAAGTTCTTTGATCTTCGCCAGGCGATTCCAGTCGATATCAGAGAGTGGGTTAGCGAAAGCGTTGCCCGTGCCGGTGAAAAGCCAGAGCGTGGTACCGGCACCTTTTACAGGAGCGAGTGGATTTGGTGTTGGCATGTTTTCCTCACATTTCGTAAGTGATTGAATATTTCATATCGGCGGAAGTCCACAGCCCCATCGCATCATCGCGCTGGTAATCGAAGCCTTGTGGAACCATGAGCGTTAACAGTGAATCGAGGCCGGGAACATCAGCGAGGGCCGGATAGATATGGCTTTCCATCCATTCATCCAGTTCGGAATCTGGTACCTGCGAGGACAGGAAGACCTCGATATGTAACGTTGCCGCCCACATATCGGCATCAAGTTCTTCGCCGGTATACTCCGCATCGGTCAGATAGACCGCGACGGCAGGAAAATCCTCCTCCTCAATGACAGCCGGGCGCCCGTCAAAAAACATGACGTCGATCCCGATGGCCTCTTCAAGCACATCAATAATTTTCTGGCGAATGAGAGTGTGTTTCATCGTGTCAGATGCAACCTCAGTTGTTGCCTGAGGGCATAGCCAAGTTGTTTTGGCATTTCCTCTTCAAGCATGCGTTTCTTCTCTGCTTCGAAAGCAGTGGTGAGGGGCGCGGACAATGGGATTTTGACCACGTCGATGGGATAACGACTTTTACCTGCAATGCGCTTCATGACGTGCCAGCGGCCATTCGCCAGACGCTGGATAAAGGCGTCGCGAAAAATATAACGGCCAATTCTCAGCACGCTACTTTTTCGAACCAGCGGGCCTTTTCGATTCGTCGCCCTGACCTGCGCGGCACCGAGTTTGATGGCGGGAAGATTGCCTCGGTTAACCTTAATTCGGGCCGCTGAATGCCCAGACGCCGAGGCTTTGTTGATTCGCACCCTTTGTCGGACCAGCTTTACGGGTATTCCCGAAACGCGGTTATCACCGGCTACCGTTTCTTTCGCCACCCTTCGGACGGCAACCGAGACGCCATTAGCAGCAACCCGGTTCACAGCCTATGCGCTAGCATTGGGAACCATATTTCTGTCCAGACTATCCAGGTTAGCGATCGCCTGCTCAAGACCTTTTATCGACATGAATGCTCCTTAACGACGCCGCGAACCGCCGGGAGGTGATCCACTACCCAGCCAAACATGGCAGGACCCGCAATCATCCGGGCCAACGCGATCAACCCAAAATTCACGCCCGTTAACCTTCAGCGTGTCCAGCCTTTCCAGCCCGCTAACATCCGATGTGTTCACAAACAACGTAGGCCTGGTTCCATCAATTCGGATCCCCACTTCGGCGTAACCAATGTTCTCTGGATCGTCAAAGACCCCTCGGAGCGTGATGCCGGATAAAGATCCGGAGGTTATCCTTGCCGCTGCGCCCATCACTCCACGTATAGTGGTATCCGCGCGCGCCATCGCTTCATCAAAAAGATTGTCGAAATCAGCCATTCGGCCCCCTGTCAGATTTCCCGGGCCAGCTCCCGAGATATCAGGTCGTTGGCCTCCACGTCAGTCACGCGGATAACGACACCAGGCTCGACAATAGACACAGACTCGTTACGCGTGGCGTGAAGCGCGTTTATGTGCAAGGTCACCAGCGTTTCAACCGCCACCAGCGCGCCGATCTCTGTTGATGCAGGATTTTCGGTAATCGAGCCAGAGGCGATATCTGCGCCAGGCTGGCCTGACGTGCTGATAACAGCACTACTGGCCGCTTCCGCTCCCTCTTGTCCGTCTTCATCGAGTTCCTCTTCGAGCTCAGAAATACGTAACGTAAGCTCCTGGATCGTGCCTGTGACGTTGACCTCACGATCAAGCTTTACGCCCAGCTCTTTCAGTCGGGCGATAAGGGTTTCTTTTTCTGTCATGGAAAATACTCCAGAAATGTGGCCCAACAGGGCCACTGGGGAAAGTTATGCCAGCTTGACTGAAACGAACGCGTCAGGATCTGGCAGCAGCATCAGCGGAGCTGACTGAATCATGGTGAACTCACGTGCCGGGTCGCCCGTTTGCACCCAGTTTTTCGGGTAGCGCGTTGAAGCATTAATGCCTTCGCGCTGGGCATCTGCATCCAGAATGCAGCCATAGGTGCGCAGGCCGCGCGCCTGTGTATTTCCCAGCACCATTGTCAGGTCTGGCAGAGCGTTCTTTTTGACGTCATTTTCAACAAGCTGGCCTGCGTAAACGACAATGGCCACATCTCCGTACATGCCCTTATAAGAAACGGCTTCACCCA